CTGGATGAAATACAGTGCAATATATACCACTCACCCCATCCTCGTCCACAAGGCGCTGAAAAGCATATATCGTTCTAATCGTATCGTCGTCGGACAAGTCGCGGTTTATATTGGCTGTTCTGTGACGCTCCCTGTTGAAATTCACCTCTCCACCAGTATTTTTACCCTTGGTGGTCTCTATGACGTGTTCCACCCAGTCCTCATGCCACTTGTCAGTCGCGACTTTTGCCCTCAATTGCTCCGCCGTATAGTGAACCGCCAAGAAAACATAAGGCGCTTCCTGTGGTTCCATTGTCCATGAAGGCCAATATATATCCTCGTCGCACGCCAATGCCCTAATGGCTGGACGATTATGAATCGTAGTGGTAATCGGTATGGTAGCCTTGCCGTTGAGCCGTAACTCCTTCAGCATGGCAGCTGCCTTTTTCTCGCTCACTTCATATTGAGCCGCGAATAACTCAGACAATATAGCGTCATTCGCCTCATCCAGCATCATCTCAGCCAATTCTGGCACTTGCTGGGCAATTTGCTGTAGATCCACCTTCTCCAAAACCTTTTGTTCACGCTGCTCCCAGTACACGTAATGCACCATGATGCCCTTTTCCATCAAGTGATTGAACCCACGCTCGTACTCTCGCGTCACGTTCTCCATCTTCACTTGAAGCATCCACTTCATGAAGTTCTGCACCACCGATGCCCTTGCAACGTCCTCGCTCTCCACGGGAGTAGCCACTAAATTAGCGCGCTTCAGCACACTAGTCAGCATACCGACGTGGCTGCGGATGACGTCGTCTATCAAATTGCAACTAAGGTCGCTGGCTCCATCCCAAGGGAATGGTTCACCGTCGCCTGCTCTCGAATGCTTGCGATTATCCTTTGTCTTCCCTGGCCATATCTGGAAACGCTGATGATAATCATCCTGACGCTGCTCCATGAACTCACCAAGATCACTGCGTGTCTCTTGATATGCCTGAGCCAACGCCTCAACGTCGGGATTTCCCTTCGGATCAAACTCCAATGCTTCGTCTATAGACTCCATAATACCTCCTATTCGTCAATCTCAGCTAATATTACCTATGTCAACCACTAATGAGATCCACTCCTTGCTTTGCTCCCAAATAATATATCGTCGTTAACCTTCGGCATACCGCCACGCTTCACCCAAAACCTATGACATGCCTCGTCTATCAACTTACAGTCCTTCTGCGTCACGACGTGTCCGAACGCCTGCTGCTTCGCATAATACTTTTTGGTCGCTGATGCGCTCTTCTTCCTGTCCTTTCCCGTAAACTTATGTCTAGCCACGTTAATATCCTCCTCCACCCGCCACCGCGAGTTGCGATTCACCAACGTGATCCAGCGGAGTAACAGCTCCATACCTTAAAACGTCTATGAAATCCTTGGTTTGCTCCTGACGCGAACACCCCGTGTACTCAGTCATCGCGTATATTAAATTGTCGCACCGCTCCGATATAAACATACTCGGACAGTTCTCGTCATCCATTGGTTGCGTATCGTCCCATGACAATAGATCGTTTATCTTCTGTATGCCATGCTCAATCTCCAAACCTGGCGCTGGACGAAGAAAAATATCATAATCCATCATCTCGTTTATCATATTCGTTTCACCCATCCCCGTGCGCACCGTGGCTTTCCCAAAGCGAGGATCGACCAAACGCTCGAATATTTCCTCGTCCTGCTCCAAATCCTTCATTAAATTGGCGTAATCCTCGTAACCATACCCCACGGGTCGCTGACCTGGCCCAGGTTTGCCTATCGACTTCCCTTGTGAGTTCGCATGCGGCAAAGACCATGAACCAACAGTGGAATCAGGCCACTCCCTGTATACCCACCAACATCCCTCCTCATCCACTGCCACCCATATCATTACCCACGGCTTGCTGCCAGCGGGATCGCATATCATGTATCTCGTAACCTTCTCAGTGGGATCCTCGATGAACGGCATATCCCCATGCTTCACCACGTTCACGTGCGGATTAAACTTTGGAAAACGGTTCTGGAATACTTTGGACGGCACACCGTACAGCCTAGCCTGCTTCACCTCCAACGGTTGCTTTGAATACGCCTTTCTCAACTCCTTGGAATCAAAGAACGGGTTGTCCTCAGACCAAAAGTAATGAATACGGCATCCCTCCCAGTTAGCGCTCTCCTGCTCAATCGGCAAATCCATGCCCAAATACTCGCTGTATCGGGTCTCCACTGTCTTCGCCCCACGTAATAAACTACTAACCAAGTCAGTCCACCCCTGTAAAGTGGTGAAAGTCATGATAATACGCCCATGATAATCAGCCACGCGCGCAAGAAGGGTCTCAAACAACTTCGCAGGACACTCCTCCTCCAAATGTATGCAATGAGCAGTCATGCCCTCTATGATTTGACTGTCCTGTAAAAACTGCCTATAGTTGTTAAACCGCAAATAACTGCCACGCTTATACCCCTCCTGCGGTGGAAAGATCACCTTCCCGTCAGTAAAGCCATTCTTGTGCGTATAAGTCAACGAATGCGTGGCGCTTCGCTTCTTCATCTCCTTGTAACGCTTCGGTATCGCATCCCATACGAACTTCTGCGTGTCCTCTATGCTCCTGTCCTCAGTGACGTGGAAACTACGCAACTCAGCCTCTGGTATCATTTGCGCCAAATGCACCAATAATCGACTCGCGAAGGTTGTTTTGCTACTACGATTCCCACCAAATATCACATGCACCTTGTCCTTGTCCCACCTGTCCATTACGCGCTGCCAACTAGGCAAGGAAAATCCCCACTGTATAGGATCCAACTCCTCCTGTGACGCCTGATTCTCCAAGACCTCCATCAATAACTTCGCCTTCTTTGGCTCATTAGCCAACATTAACGCCGCCTCCGATGCATCCAATCCACTCTTCAAACCACCCCGCTCATACGACAAACCATCCATCCACGGTATGCCGAATTGCGCGCTTACCTCGTCAGCGTACTTCATATCACCAAAATGCGGGGGAAGCGACCCCCGTCGAGGCCACCATGAGAAACGCTACCCCTAACGCTCTCCCCCGCAAAATTCACTTCACCTCCACTACCTTCTCCTCGTCCTTCTCTCCACTCAATATACTCAATATCTCCTCTCGACTACGCTGCTTCGGCCCAAATCCCAAGTTTACGTTGGCAGTCACTGCTTGCGGCCTACCCTTCAATAAGTTTACCTTGTCCAACGCCACCCCCAATGCATACGCCAAATTCTGCGGCGGCATGTCCTTGTGACGCTCCGCCAAATCATCAGCCAACATATCAACCAAATTCTCCATCTTCGCAGTGACTCGCTCATAAAACTCCCCACTCGTTATTCCAACGCGCTCACGCAAAAACTTGTTCGTGTCATCGGATAACTCCCCAGCCTTTACCAACTCAGCATCGCGATCAACCAAATTGCCCACCTTTAAATTAGGCGCTCCATCTCCCGTCGCCATCTGCACAGCGCGCGCTACCATCTTGTCCGCATTCACTGGAGCGCTCTTCCGACGCGCCTCCTCCTTAGCCAAACGCCTCTGCGTACTCTTCTTCAAACCCTACTTGTCCAATCGCACGCCGTTGTCTCGATACTTCCCAACCAATTCATAAAATCCCTCCTCTTCACATCCCCTTACCTCCATTACCAACCCATGCTTAGGCTTGAAACTACTCTTCTTACGAACCATACCCTTCGTGCCATCATCAAACTCCACTACCAATAATCGCGAGTTAATCACAGGACGACCACTCCAACACATTATAGTGTCACCCCCATCCTGCGCCTCAGGCTCCTCATTACCCTCAACTGGCGGACACGGCTGCGCACCCAATATACGGTCACTGTAAAATTGACCCAACCCCTCGCCTCCTCCTATTAACTCTTCTTCGTCATCCTCCATATTAACCACACTCATATAACACAATACAACGCTGTCAAGTTATTACGCTCCCATACGCAAATACCTACTCTCACCTCCTTTCACCTACTCTCACCTACTCTCACCTCAGCACGCACAGCCCTTATTGTAAAAAAAACGCTGTGTGACGTAATGATAAATGAATATTTGCGCACGCGAGGCGCTTGGGGGCCGGGCCCCCCCGGGGGGGGGGGT